CTTCAAACCAACTCCAGATAGGAGCCACCAACAGCTTCATAACCCCAAAATGGATGAGTAGAGTGCATAAGGACTCGACGCTCAAAAGGCTTTCACTACGAAACGCAATGTGATTACCATCCGTTTTGAATCGGCGTATCTCCTCCAAGTATGGTCTACTTTTTTCGTCATAACGATGTGAATCAATATCACCGGCTTGCTCAAATTCCTTGATATGGTGAGTATAATAATTAACCAGAAATTTTTCCAGCTCGTAAATATCGTCCTCCTCACGTCCATGTAGGTACTCAACCACGACCGATTTCCGGATATTCTCCGGACGCTTGACGTAGACCCTGAATCGCCAACGATCCAGTCTGTCTCCACCGGCTTTTATTGACTTGGAGGGATCCATTGACACGGAGCCCTCCTTCCTGTACTCATCTTTGACAAAATTCTCAATGTACAAGAGTCGTCTCTCGTGTGCGGCCGGCGCATAAACCAGCTCCGGCAGATGCAAGCCCTCATTGTTGCTATCAATCAAGATCAACTCGGCTAAACAAAACACTTTTCCTTTTTTCTCAACGGCAGCCATATTGACAGGATAAGGTATCCTGTCTATGACAGATGTTAATTCCGCCAAAGAGGGATCCCCCTGCTTCTTTACAAGGGACGTCGAAATGGCGCCACCCTCTGAAAAATGGAGATACGGTTGAGATAAAGGTTCATATGTGTCCCAATATTCCGAGCGTCCTCTATGATATATTTGACTCTCATCAAAGAGCCTTCCTTTAACATTAGCATAGACCTTTGCATAAAAGTTCAGCAAATGACTTTTCCCTGTTCCGGGATCGGCATGCGCAAGAATAGCAATGGGAGGCATTCTGTTAGTGGCAACGAGGCGCGTATTGACATCATTGAAAGCAAGCTGGGCATCTCGACGCACGTTTTTCAACTGAACATATCGTGGGGTGAAACGGCTCAACTTTCCAAGAGTCTGATCACTGAACTTTATAGCTGACTCTAGGTTTGCTG